CGGGGCACGGTCGTGATCGCGCCGAGATCGTCGTTGATGATGTCGGTGCGGTCGATCGCAAGCATCAAGGCGTAGGTATCGGCCTTGTTGGTGTACGTCTCCTCGCCCAGCGTGCCGTGCTTGATCTCGCCGCCGGGCGCCACACGCTCGTACTGGTCGTTGCCGGTGAGGCGGTAGCTCGTGACCGTCTTGAAGTCGGTGACGCTGCGGATCGCGGCGATGTTCCGCCAGGTGCGCTCCACGCTGTTGAAGCCATCCAGGAGGAACTTGTTGGCGACGTTGGAGAGGATGCCGCCGATGCTCACCGTCGAGCCGGCGGCCTCGATCCCGCGACCGAACGCCGCGTCCATGACCGCCGACCAGTCCCGGAACGTTCGCCCGGAATACCCGTTGGCCCACGCCGCTTCGAGCAGGAGTTCCTGGAGGCCGAGCGTCTGGCCGAACCGCTTGCTGGCGGCATCGAGGTCCTGCTCGTCGCAGAACCGCTCCGGTTGTTGGATCCGGCCGCTGAGCATGCACGCGGCCTGAAGCACGCGGTCGGTGACGAGATCCGTCGGCATGTGCGCCGCCGGCGCTTTCGGACGGCTGGCTCGGAGCACCTCGAGCTCGCAGCGAGTCGCGTCCCAGCCCTCACGGATCGCTCGGGCCTCGAGATCGCGGTGCTCGCCGGCGCAGATGCGGCGGACGGCGCTGATGCGCTCGGTCTCCGCCGCGGCTTCGGCCCGCATCTCAGCAACGAGGTCCTGGCCGCCGCCAGCGTCGGGGTTGTTCTCGGGCGCATCGCCATCACCGGTGTGCTCCGTACCCGCCGACGCCGCGATCGTCGCGCTGGTCCGCCCGTCGGCCCCGAGGTCGACGAAGCTGATCTCGCCCAGCGTCGAACGCCGCACGATGTTCACCGGCCCGTTGAACTCCCGGCCGTTGACCGTCACGGTCTGGTTCGGGCGGACGAACTCGAACTCGTCCACCGACGCGCCGACCGAGGCCTGCCACGGGAACCCGTTCCGGCTCGACGCCACGACCTCCTTGGCCGCGGCCGTGTCGCGGCTGATCAGCCCGGACGCGACGAGTTGACCGTCGTCGACGCCGATCGCGTCGGTGTGACCCACGCCGGCCTGCGCATCGTGCCCGAAACGGATCGGCCGGTTCTGTGACGGGACCGAGAGCCCCGCGAGGTCGATGACCACCGGGTGCCGCCAGCCCGCGAGGCGCATCGCTTCGCCGGTGTACGCGACCATGCGGAACCGCGGCAGCGGCTCAGTCTGATCCGCTTCGGCCGCCGCCGACAGATCGATCTCGGCGCGCGCAGTGAGGGCCACGGACTTCTGGTCGTCGCGCAGCGTGTCGTCCGCCGCGGCGGCGATGAACATCGGGTTGGTCGCGGTCTTCAAGTTCGGATTCACAGCGATCATGCGGCCTCCTTGCGGCGCTCGTCGAGCGCGTCCTGCTCATCGGTGTCGTGTGTTGGGGGAGTGGGCACGGCGTCCGCGGCGTCGAGCCCGAGCTCGCGCATCAGCGACGCCTCTTTGGCTCGCTGCCGAAGCTCGTCTTCCCAGTCCCGGCCCTGCCGCGCGTACTCCGCGGCCAGCGTCGTTGTGTGGTTGGCGAGACGTGTCGCCTGCGCGTTCGCTTCCTTGGCCGGATCAACGTGCTCGACGCCGTCCCAGAACCATGCGTGCGGCGTCTGGGCGTTGCGTGCCCGCAAAGCCTGCGGCAGCAGCCCCTCGACCAGCGCCGCCTCCGCGAACCATGCCGCCAAGATCCGATCGAGCACCGACACCTGCATCTGGTGCTGCTCGACGCGGATGCTCTTGAAATACGTCTGGTGATCGAGCCGGCCCGAGGCGTAGTTGTACCCCGAACTGTTCCCCGCGGCGACGTTGAACGGCATGCTCAGACAGCGTGCGATCTCGTTGAGGATCTCCCGCTTGAACTCCGCGTAGGTCGTCGCCGGCTGCTCAGCGTGGATCTGCCCGAGCTTCCATCCCCCGGGCAGCACGGTCGCGAGCCGCTTCTCGAGTCCCACCATGTCCATGGGCTCGAGCGGGTCGGCCTCGCCGTTGGCGGGCGCATCGGTGTAAAGCACCGCCGCAAAGTCGGCGGCGGTCTCGGCCGCGGCGATCACCGCGAGCGTGTACCGGCGCAACTGCGCGAACAGCGGCAATGCCGGCGTGATATCCGGGATCCCGCGGCGCTGGCCCGGACGGTCGGCCCGGAAGTAGTGGATCATCGAGCCCGCGGGCACCGTGTCGAACTCGAACGGGCCGCTGCGTCCGCGCGTCCACGACGCCATGTCCCCGGGATGGCGCCGCAGCACGTAGTACCCCGCCGGGTGCCCCGACGCGTCAAGCACCACGCCGTCGATGTTGTCGGTCCCTGCACGCCCGGTGCGCACCAGCGGGCTGGTCACCTGGTCCGGCTCGAGCAGCCGAGGGTCGAGCTTGACCGCGTGGTCGATCCGGGGGCTGCTGGTGAGCATGCAGAAGCACTCGCCCGACTCGGCGCGGCCCATCCGCATCGTGCGGAGCAGCCCGGCGAGATCGACCGCGGCGGCCCACTCGCTGAACGCATCCTCGACGCGGGCGTTGGCGTTGGGGTCCTCGGTGAGCATCTGGAGCCGCGGGCCGGTCCCGACAGTGTCGTTGGCGAGCGTGAGCACGATGCCCTTGGCGTAGGAGTTGTTGGCGACCTCATACCGAGCGCGGTTGCGGAGGATCCGCCGCACCTCGGGGCTCACCGCGGCGTTGGGCGCGAGCCCGTCGGCCGCGGCCCAGTGGCGCCGGTTGTCCGGCGTCGTCTGGGCCGAGTCGAACCGCGCCCGCACGACGACGGGCCGCGCTGCGGCCTCGGCCTTCGGAGTGCGCTTCGACTTACGCAGGAGGCCGCCGAGCATCAGGCCGCACCCCCGTGGTCTTCCGCGCCCGGCGGCACCAGCTTGGCGAACCGGACCCCGATCCCGGGCTTCCGCGACGCCTTCTTGGACTCGCGGTAGCGGTCGGCCTCGATTACGTCGGGCAGCGGGTGCTGCTCGACCGACTGGCCGTCAATCGACGCCTTCGCAGGGCCGGCGGCGTTCTCGGCGATTGCCTGGTCGAGGTCGGGGGTGTCAGAAGAAGGCTCTGCCATCGCCTTCTACATCTGCACGACCCTCCAAAGTGTCGCACCGACTTTGAAACGACCCCGATCAGGTTCGGTTGCGCTGGACCGACGACAGCTTCAGGCGTGGACGAGTCTGTGTCCTCACGTCTGTCCCGAACAGCACCGCCCCCTGCATGGATGCTGCCACCGCGGAGCCGACCAGGCAGTCGAGCCAGTGGTTGTCGATGCCCGCCACGCGGATCTTCCACTCGTCAACGGTCCGCCCGCGTCCCTCGGTCTTGACCCGGTACTCCGAGGTCAAGTGCTCAGCGACCAGCCGGTGTGCTTTGACATCGCGCCCGAAGAGCGACAGGCACCCCGGGTCGCCCATCGGCACCGCGAGCCGTGCGTGCACGAAGCTCTTCCAGTAGTTCGTGTCGTAGAGGGCGTGACGGATCGCACGTTTGCCCGTCACTACCGGGACGCGCCAGTTCAGTCCGACCCGCTCGCCGCGCTTCCGTTTGTAGTCGCTGAAGGGGATGCTGCTCGCCCCGACGTACCGCCCATGGCTCGGCATCACGATCCCGCCGAACCCGCTCTGCCGGCAGAACTGGTAGACGACATCCGTCGATGCGCCCCAGTTCGCGTCGATCAAGCACCGCTCGATACGAAGGTCCGCTCCGTCGTCGCGACGCCACGCCTTCCCGAGCAGATCGGCGGTCAACGCCTCCAGGCCGGCGTAGATCGCTCCTTCCTGACCAGCCCGTGGCGTGGCGGCCGAAAGGGTCCGCTTGGCATCCCGGAGCGTGAAGTACGCCTGCTTCTGATCGGGCCACGCCCCGTAGTCGAGCACGTAGCCCGTAAAGTCGTCCTCCCAACCGGCAACCAGCCAGTACAGCAGCTTCCCCTGCACGTCGATGAATGCTGTCACACGCGTGCAGGCGATCGGCACAACGCCCCGCCCCATGGCGTTGGTCTTCGCCGCGATCTGGTCTGCGGTCAGCAGGTCGTCGTCGGCCTCGACCTCCGGCAGCGGCTCGTTCTGGTACTCAGCGAAGAACGCAGCCTCGTCCTGGAGGCGCAGGTTCATCGCGTGCTGGATCGCAGACGCCTCATCGTGGTTGTACCGCTCCGGCCACGCGATTTTGGCCCCGACGTCCATCGCCTTCCGGTTGCGCTTGTAGAACCGGGTCGCGGCGGCAAGGCCCTTGTCAGCACGCAGACCGTCGGCGCGCATCTCCGCGTACTTGGCCCAAAGCGCTTCGTCGCTGGGGAACGCGTACACCATCTTCGTGCGCTCGCCCTGCCACTGCGGGTGCTTGTCCCGGTCGAGCAGCCGGTCGGCCAGGTCGTCGGGGCGCACCACAGTCAGCGTCATGAGCCCGGCGATCTTCTCGCCGGGCCCGGCGAGCCCGAGCACGGCGCCGGCGAGCACCCGCTCGCGGTTGGCGCACTGGCTCGGGCTCCGCGCGCTCTCGTCGGTCTGCGGGTCGTCGATCAGCACGAGCGACGGCCGCACGCTCTGCCCGTCCGCCCGTTTGAACTTCATCCCGCGGATGCGGCCCGTGATCCCCGCGACGCGGATGATCGCGCCTGACGCCGCCGAGCCCTCGATCGTCGGCAGCACGATCTCCTTGGCCGTCCACCCGATGTGCGTCTGCTTGCCTTGGTAGAGCTGCCCGGCTGCGCGTTGGGTGATCCCTTCGAGCGAGCGGATCGGGTGGCAGACCTCCGGGAAGTCGGCCGCGAGCAATTCGCTGTTCTCAAGCTCGGCTTTGATCGAGTCGAGCATGCCCGCCGCGTGGTCCTCGTCCGAGCCGATCAGCGCGACGAACTCCCGGTGGCCGAAAGCAAGAGCCCATAGGCACGCCGTCTCGCAGAGGCTGGTCTTCCCGCTGCCGCGGGGCATCGCCATCGCGAACAGGCCGCCCTCGAGCACCGCCTGCTCGATCTTCGCGATGACCCTGAGGTGATCCGCCGACCACCGCAGGTGAAACGTCTGCGGAAAGTACGCCTCGCAGAAGAACCGGAAGTCGCTGCGGGCCCGGTCCTTCCGGGCCGCGTCCGTCACTTCGGGCAGCTCCCCAATATCGCGGCCCGACAGCGACATCGCCCTCGCTTCGCGGGCCTTGCGGTCGCGGTACGCCTCGTAGTCCTCGGCCTCGGTCGGGTCGGGCTTCGGTTCGTGGCGCGTGGCCGCGAGCCATGCGACGTAGCGGAACAGATCGACACGCCCGGTGTCCCCGTCCGCCGCGACGCGGAACCCCGCGCGCGTGCGATGGCGGTGCAGCTGCCGCTCGCTGATCACCTCGCCCAGCGGGGTGGAGTTCAGCAGCCGACACAGCTCGCCGGGACGGAGTTGCCGCGGGTCAATCGGCACGCCCACCCCCTGCCCCCCCGGCGCTCATCTCGCGCACGAGCCACGCCGCGTAGTGCAC